CCCTGAATGCCGCCGGCGTGATTTCGTCGCCCCAGAAGGATTCCTCATCAATGGGGCCTTCCAGGCGGAGTATACGCTCCCCGGCTTCATTGCGGATGAAGTTCCAGAATTTCTTCATGCACTACCTCCTCGTCGTGCAGCCTTGCGTATGTTATGCCGTCTGGCATGGCTGCTGTTTTCATGCTGCTCCGGCTGTCCCTCCGGGGCATTTGGCTCGACTTCCTCCTCTTGCTCCGCAGGTTCATCGGGCGTTCCTGACGGCTCCTGCTCCTTGATTGCCGTCTGATAGGCGGCGCCGATATCCTTCAGCTTTACATAGGAGCCATTGGCGACATAGACATTGCCACCGTCCTCATCAGGGATGGGATCCATGTTCTCAAGCCTGCGGATATCGTTGGGAGACAAAAAGCCGTTTGCAAAACCTATCGCGTAGCCCTCCATGCGGCTCTTGTAGTCTCCGCGGAGCAGACCGTCTACGTTGAATTTTGGGAAGTAGTTATTCTGGTCTTCCCCTACAAGTACATCCTTGATGATTGCCTGCTCGAAGCGCTCCAGCCAGGGCATCAGTGTGTACTGGACAAAAGAAATGCCCTGATGCTCAATGTTGTTGAAGGTGCTGCGCTTCAAATCCTGAACCAGATGCGGAGGCACCCGGAATATCCTGCAGATTTCCTCCACGTCAAATTCTCGCGTGGAGAGAAACTGACTGTCCTCGGGCGGCAGGCTGATGGGCTTGTAGGCCATGCCCTCTTCGAGCACCGCAACCTTGTGCGCGTTGCCAGCACCGCCGTACACATCGGACCAGTTCTGACGAATCTTTTCCGGATTCTTCAACACGCCGGGATGTTCAAGCACGCCGGCCGGCTGTGCACCATTGCGAAAAAAAGAGCTGCCGTATTTCTCGACAGCAATCGCGGACCCCAGCGCGTTTTTCATCATTGCAATGGGCGAAAAGCCCACCAGACCGTTGAAGCCCAGACCGGGGATGTGCAGGATGTCCTGGCGCAGGAAGGTTATATCTCTGTTGTTCTCCCCTGGTGTCTCATCCGTATAGGCATGATAGATATAGTAGATCTCCCCTGCTGAATTCCTGTCGACCTCGACGTTCTCAGGAAGCAGCGGATAGAGCCCCAACACATTATTCTTGCCATCGCGGATGATCTGCGCATAAGCGTTTCCCCAGAGCAGCAAATGCGTCATCATGGTCTCCCGGAAACTGAAGCTGGACATCTCAGGGTTGGGCTGCCGGTAAAGTATCGGGTATAGCGGATGGTCCGTCGCCCTTTCCTTGCCGCCTTCATCGCCAGTGTTTCGGAACAGGTGAAGCGGGAGGCTTGCCACCGATTCTGCCAGCAGACGGACGCAGGCGTAAACCGTGACAATCTGCAGGGCGGATTTTTCGTCCACACGTTCTCCGCTGTCGGCGTTGCCAAACACAAACAAGCTGCCTGAATCCCGAACATTATTCTGAATGTCTGGCAACCTCTTCCTAGGCGCGTCCCTCGGTCTGGAAAAGCTGAACCACTGTCGTATTCCCATATTCACTCTCCCTTCAGAAAGCCCAGAGTCCGTGCTCCGGGTTGTCGTATACGCTCCCCTTTTGCTCGTGGCGAATTGCTCTGTCCAGCGCCATGACCAGGGCAACAATACCATCGATCTTCTCCGTGGATTTCTTCTTGCTGGGCTTGATATTCTCCGCAGCGTCGATCTCTGCCACCACATTGCCAGCCATCCACCGGAGAACAGGATTGCCGCCGTGGATCACCTTGCCCTCCAGCAGCAGCTTGTACAATTCCTTCATGCCGGGGCTCATGTCCTTAAACCCCATACCGATGGGAACCATAGTAAAACCGTCGCCGTCCAGATCCGTAATCAGTTGAGTCGCGTTCCAGCGGTCAACCCCAATCTCCATGATGTGGTACTGCGTTCCGAGTTCATTGATGGTTCGGCGAACGAAGTTGTAATCGACGACATTGCCTTCGGTAACGTGAAACAGTCCCTGCTTCTCCCAAATGTCGTAAGGGACATGGTCTCGCCTGACACGCAGGTCGAGCGTCTCCCTGGGCAGCCAGAAATGCGGAGTGACGATGTATTTGTCCCCATCGGTCAACGGTGGAAATACCATGACAAAAGCCGTTATGTCGCTGGTGCTGGACAGGTCCAATCCGCAGTAACAATCACGACCTTTAAGAGAGTCCTTATCAATGGGCAGTGCGCCTTTGTCGTAGATGTGCTCGGGGATCCATGCCACCGCACTGCCGACCCATTGATCGAGTCGAAGCTGTCGGAAGACATTCTCTTCCGCGGGATTCTGTAACGCTTCGCGGTGCGCATCGCGCACACGGTCGATCTGAATCGTATAGCCGAGAGACGGATTCGCTTTATACCAACTGGTCTCTGAATTCCAGTCCTCCCCGTCGTCCAGCCCGTATATCACAGGATAGAATGACGGATCGATGCGCTTGCCGTCCAGGATGTCTTTAGCCTTGGAATGATACTCAAAGCAGATACTGTTTCGATCCGTGCCCGCCGTTGTAATCAGAAAATACAGCGGTTGTGTTCGGGCATCGCCGGACCCCTTAGTCAGGACATCCACCAGATTGCGATTCGGCTGGGCATGCAGCTCGTCCAGCACCAGGCCGGAAACGTTCAGACCGTGCTTGGTTCCCACCTCTGCCGACAGTACCTGGTAAAAACCTACGTTGGAGTAGTTGACCAGACGCTTGGTCGCCGCCGCTATCTTGCTCCGCTTCAGCAATGCCGGCGTCATTTCTACCATGCGCTTGGCAACGTCGAATACAATGGACGCCTGCTGCCGGTCTGCGGCGGCTCCATATACCTCTGCAGAGGGCTCTCCGTCTGCATATAAGAGGTACAAAGCCACCGCCGCGGCCAGTTCACTCTTTCCATTCTTCTTCGGAATCTCTATGTAAGCGGTGCGAAACTGCCGGGTGCCATCCTCCCGCACGATGCCGAAGACGTCCCGGATAATCTGCTCCTGCCAGGGCAACAGCCAGAACGGTTTTCCGCTCCATCTGCCCTTGGTGTGGCAGAGGTTTTCGATGAAGCGCACCGCACGATTCGCTTTTTCGAGATCGTACCGTGAGTCCGGAAGCATGAACCGGGAAGGCTTATAATCCGTCAGCTTTGGATACCCAACGGGTCTCTCCTTCACCATAACCGTTATCTGCCTCCCAACAGGTCTTCCATGTCATCGCCAGTCCCGCCAGCATTCTCCGCTATGATGCGGCTGCGTGCCGATGGCGTAAGCCCCAGTTGTTCTGCGCAGCGGTTCATGAGCTTGGCATAGTTCTGCGCGATAGCGACCTGAGGGAACTGCTGCGGATATCCAGACGGCGTAATGAAGAACAGGCCGCGTTCGGTCAGGAACTCGTCCGCTTCCTTCCATTTTGCAAAAGCATCGCAGTAGGTAGCGAACACAGCCATGTCCAGCTCCGTCAGCACGCCTAGTGCTTCCAGCTTTTTCACAAGCCGACGCCACTCATGCTTTGCGTCATCCGATAGCCATTTCGGACAGGACGGAGCCTTCCGGAGTGGCTTGGGCTCGCTCGCATTCAGCGACCTGTGGCCGGGATTGCCCTCAAGCTCCTTGATAGCGGTCGGTGTCGGCTTCCTGCCTCTCTGGGCCATTGGCATATCCTCCTTCCTGCTGCACGGCATAAGAAAAGCCCCGCAGGATTTCTCCTGTGAGGCTTGGCTTTCGTGCAATCTTTGACAATACTATTATACCCTATATGGCAGGTCTCTTCAAGCGAATCCTTAGCGAAGTCATAGCGAACCCATAGCGAATTCTTGGTCTCTTCTTTTGATGTTCCAGACCCCGATGGACGAATCACAGCGCCTTGCGGCGCTGTGCCCTCCCCGATTTTCTACCTGTTCTTCGCTTCCAGCCACTCGGCGTATTCAGTTTCGAGACCGGCCCGTTCAATAAGCCCATAAGCCGTGGTGAACCGCGCCCGCTGCGCCTCGATCTTCTCGGCGCTTTCTTCGCTATGCTGCATCATCCAAATGAGTTCGTCCCGTTCTGTCAGGGTCGTCTCGAAAAGAATCTCTATCAGCTTATCCATCGTTCTGTTGCCCTCCTTCTTAGTGCGCCATCGCCCAGGCGATCGCGTGACCGTTGTCGGCAAAGAACTCGTCGCTGACCTCCGTCAGCCTAATCTCGCCTTCGCAGGAATGATCCTCTGTGGTGAAGGTGTAAACCGCGCCGTAGTAGCTGTCGGCGCCCATTCCGTTGAAGAAATAACCGGCCATCAAGGTCTTGTCGCCAAAGGTCAGGAAGGTGGCGTTGCTGGTAAAGAAGCGGGTTTCAAGTTCTTCGGGGGTGGTGGTTTCCGGCAGGCGGAAGGTCCTCGCGTTGTTCATCATGGTGGTGTGCTCCCTTCGTTTTTGTTGTATACAGTATAACTCTGTTCAGAAGGCAGCAGGTGTATATCTGACGTTGTTACTGATAACGCGCCGATAACTATTACACACACGGTTTGCTGCCATCGTCTTCCCTGATGACCATCAACCTGTCGCCCACCGTGATGAACGATTCCGGCATCCAGAACATCTCCGCATACTTCCGCGAAAGGGTCAGGGATATGTCGGTAAAATCATCCCTGCTTAGGCCGCATATAAAAAAGTTCCCGCGGATGAAGTGGTACTCATCAATATAGCGATTCCACTCGTAGTCCTGCTTGAAGAAGCCATCGTCATCCGCAATAAGAGCCACGGGATCATCCCATGGGTAGGTGGCTGTGATGTAGCCACCCACCATAGCCTGCAGGTTTTCCAGCGTGTGCTCCACCGTTTTCAGGTAGGGATGCTTGTGGGGCTCTATCATGAGCACCGTGATTGTCGGATTATACACCATCTTCAACCGCTCCTTCATCCACCGGCTTCCCCTGTGTATCAGGTCGCCCATACCGAAAAGCTGCATCCCCTGGAAGATTCCTGAGCAGGAACTTGCGAAGATCTTTATACTCTGCGCCGCTGAAGCCCATGCGTATCGCCCACACCCGCATGGCGAATTTGGGATTACCCTCGTGATGAGGCTTTGAGGTAATCCGCTTACTGTCGTTGGCGAACTTGCACAACCCGCTGACGAAATGAGCCGCGTATTTCAGCTCCTCCGGTTCCAGCTTTCCGAACCAAGGGAAACTCACAGTCTCGTCCGTCACCTCGATTTCGGTGTTCTCGATGTTGAAAGCCTGCCTCAGCAGTTCACTCTTTGCCCATGCCAGCCTTTTCAGGTTTTCCAACCCGGCGTCGGTCATACTGCTTCGCGGCATCGAGATGGTCATGGTGAGGTTTTCGCCCGCGGGCTCGTCTTCGGTGAGCTGCGCATCGTCAGCTTCAGGCTCGTCATTGACTTTCGCCTCTTCCTCGGGCTGCTCGATGACTGACTGAGTATCGGTGTGCTGTTCTTCCTCCTCGTCCCAGCCCTCTACCGGATCCGCTTCGTAACCGCGCTCAGCCAAACGGTCAATCAGATTCTCAACCAGCTCACTGTCGGTACGCTCATCCAATTCGATGTTGCCTTCCTTCGTAATGGTGAATACATCGATCTCGTAAGCCGCGCTAGGCATTCCCAGGTACTTTGGTTTGGCTTCCAGAATATCAGAAACTGCTTTGACAAACGGTTTACGGGCTGCGCCGCTCTGATGAAAGTAGAATGTGAACATGAATCTAACCTCCCTGTTATTCGGGCATGTCGCCCGTTGGTGTACACATGATCGCTCTACTTCCCCGTATTATCAAGGGTATGTGTGCGTCACACCTGATACGTTCAGGATAACTTGTCCGCCCATACAATTCCCGCCATGATGAAAAACACTATGGGCAAGGAAATGCCGTTACCCCAAAGCGAATACTCAGCCCCATCGGTATGAGGATGCTGGAGCCATTTGACTATCTGGCTCTTCGTCTTTGGTTTCCCATCAGGTCGGTTGATGCGCCGGTGCGTTTCAAACACCTCCGTCCAAAAGGCAATCTCATCGTCGGTGGGATCGAGAGTTTCAAGCCTTGTACACCACCAGTCCGGAAAGCCTTGGAGCCTGGCACATTCCACAGGTGTCAGTCTCCGTACAATGTACCTCGGCTCCTCAGAATTGCCGGCGTTGACAATCTGCGGATCCTTGTAATCCCTCGCCATGAGCGTTTGCGCTTTCTCCTCGCTGAAGGACATGAAGCTGCCCACCGTCGCCGCATAGGTCGGCTGGGCCACGGCATGCTTGTCGCAGGTATTGAGTGTAAAGGAGACATCCTTATTGATGCCGTCGCCCTGAGGTCCGTTTTCATTCTTCCTCCCGATCATGCTGCCCTGCAGCGCATATGCGGGATCTGGGGACAAAACACACAACCCACCCTGGTTGCAGGTGGGATTGTTGCAGCCCTTATCCAGGGTTCTGGATGTGTTTGCCTCGTAGAAGCCGGCTTTCGGATTATTGGAGAGCATGGCATAGGATGACCTGGCGCAAACGCCGAAAGCAATGCTCTCGGGTTCGGCAACCAGAGGCGTATTGTTGCCACCCGTCCCCATTCGTTTGGTCAGGGTCTGAATGACACCGTCTTCCGATATTTTCAGCCGCGCGTCTGTCGGATTGCTCTGCAATGCCATGGCCGCAGGCACGATGCCGGCGCGCAGCGTAGGCGACTTTTCTTCCTCATAGCCAATGGAACGAGACTGGGCGGAATGCTCCGTGCAAAAGCCGGCACTTTGCAAGACGGCGGGATGATGGCCGTGATCCTGGGCGACCAGCGTGTTGGTCTGGTCCTCCGTGACAGAGATACCGCTGGAACCCTGGGGATTTACGCACCAGGTCAGGCATTCGCCTGGCGCTCCAGCGCCGTCTTCAACACGGCAGGCAGCTCTTTGCCACGCACGGAAGCCCTCCGCAGAATACCCTGACAGGCCCTCGGACTTAAATAGTATGTCTGGGGCACACTGGCCATCAAAATCTGCGACAAGGTAGATGCGTTTTCTTCTTTGGGGTACTCCCCAGTACTGTGCGTCGAATACGCGCCATCCGACCGTGAAATCCTCTCCCAGAATCTGCCCGGCAGACTCCCACCGATCAGGCTGAGGGATAGAAGCCTCACTGTCTTTGACCCGGCAGATTTCCTCAAGGACGGCGCGGAAGTCGGCCCCTCCATTGGAGGAGAATGCTCCGGGAACGTTTTCCCAGACTGCAAATCGTGGATGTTTCCCACAGGTTGCACACCTCATTTCCTTGATTATCCGGATTGCCTCATGAAAAAGGCCCGAACGTGAACCGTCCAGGCCTGCGCGCTTGCCCGCCACGGACATGTCCTGACAGGGCGAGCCGAATGTGATGATGTCTACGGGCGGCAGCTCCGCGCCGGAAAGCGCTGACACATCGCCGTAATGTCGCATACACGGCAGGCGTTTGGTCGTTACACGAATGGCGAACGGCTCAACCTCCGACGCCCACATGGGGGTGATTCCTGCGAGCATACCTCCCAGGGGAAAACCCCCGGAGCCGTCGAATAGGCTGCCGAGGGTCAAATGCTTATCCTTCATAATGTTACTCCATCAAGCGTATTGGATACGCCTGTCCGTTTTTTGAAATACCCAGAAGTAGCAGTGGTACTTGCGGGCATGCTTCTGATTACGCGCCTGCCAGTCAGCTACCAGACGATTCCCAGCAGTCAGAATGAACAGGTCTTTCGGATAGAAGCCAGATTTCACAGCCTCGTTCATGATGAACACGTGGGAGAAATACTGCTTCCCGCTGCTTACTTTGTCCTGGCATTTGAAAATCAAAATGCCTCTTTGTTTCAGGACGCGATGGGCCTCCTGCAATGCGCTTCTGTAGAACCGATGCAGTTCCCGCTCATTCGGATACACACCGAAGCGCCGGTTGATGCGATTGCCGCAGCCCTCAGTGAGGGACTTGCCCGTCGTCGCCAGAAATGGCGGGTCAAACATCATGCAGTTGATGCTGCTGTCTTCCAGGGGGAGCTGTCGTGCATCCGCCTTTACGACACTTTCCGTCTGAGGAAAAATGTCGAACCGCAGTGCCGGGACTTCAATCCCGGTTCTATCGTAGAAAGCTCCTTTGCTATAGGTGGGATCGCAGTCGATTTTTCCACCAGGCACATGCAGGCGCAGTATGTTGCGGATGATCTGCTTTTGGTCAGCGGAGACGCTTTTCACAATGTCGCTCATTGTACCTCTCCCTCTGCTGTGCCATACCGCATGTCAAAGTATCGTGACATCTCCGGATGGGTACACTCATATTCCCGGATATAGCGCATACAGGAGCTGCTTTCCCCGTTGAGCTTCCCATACTCCCGCAGGGTCTTTTTCTTGAAGAATGCCGGCTGATTGCACCAGCGGGTGATACTGATGTAGAGCCCTCGGTAGGGACTCTCTCGATATCGGGCGAAGCGCATCACGTAGGGAATGCAGTTGTTTCGCATCAGAATCTCGATTCGCGTGAACAGATCCCTAATGTCCTGCTCCCAGAAAGCAGTGTCCCAGCGATCATCGCGGTCAAAGCCGGTAAAGCAGTAGAACTTCAATACGGCGTTGCTGTACCTGCGCACCATTCGGATCTTCTGTTCTATGAGATCGGCATCAGCAATGTTATCAAAGGCAAAGATGAAATCGGAGTCGTACCGTGCGCTGAACAGGAGCTTGCAGCGTTCCTCCGTGAGCAGACGCTCGTCCAGCCCCTGTTTAAATTGAAACGGCCGTCCCGTTTCCATGAGTTCTGTCAGCAGCGGCTTCCAGTGCGGACAGGCGAAGAAATTATCGTCCAGCAGACATATCTTGGGACGCGCAGGATTAAAGAACTCCTGCAGCGGACTGTGAACAACGGCGTGGTCGTAGTTCCGGTTCACACAGAAAGCGCATTTCCGAAAGCACCCCCGCGTGAGAAACCCTATGGAATAATCCAGGTAATATCGGAATTCATTTCTTTGTCTGCCGGCGGTGATCTGGCTTTTCACCCAGCCATCGTACAGGTGATAATCCGGCATATGATGTTCTACTACATCGGGCAGTGCCGCTGCCTTGTCGTAGTAAAACCCCGTGCCGCCATATACTACGTTGGGTCTGTCAAGGATTCCCTCAGGCACCGGCGTATCGGTAAAAACTTTGGAGAGGCAGACTTTGTCATACCTCTCCAAATCGTCATAGTTCGTTTTCAGCTGAACGGTATCACCGCGCTCCGCATGATATCCGGCCAGCTTCATACAGGCCAGATTGGGAAACCGATGCCGCTTTCTTCCGATCAGGTCGGCATCAATGACGGCTATCCTCAAGATCCATCACCGCCTGCTCAGGAAGGATATCCCAATCCTTGTCATTGCGTCGCTTTCCGCATGGGAGCGCCTCCGGGCAGTTGGCTCCGACACAGCCAGGCCCGGCGCCATAGAACAGCTCCGGTACAACCCGCTTGCAGATGGCGAGCATCGCGTCAGCCACTCCGCGGATTTCCCACTGTGCGCGATTGCAGCACCGCAGTCGGAAGAAATGCCGCAATTCGCGGGCATTCATCGTCAGAATAAGATTGGTCTCAACAGCCTGGGTAGTTACGTAACGGGCATCCTCGGCCGGTATGCCCGCTCTGATCAACTTGCGGTACAAATCCATGCTTCCCCGCAGAAGCGCTTCTGCCTCGTCGACATATTCGGAGCGGGATATCGTGTCAGGCATCACCATCCTGACATCCTCCATCTTCACGTAGCGCTGGCTCTCCACATCAAAGGAAGCCAGACGATGCCTGGTTAGCTGCGCCAGAGCAGCGCGGCTCAGTCCTTCGATACGAAAAGTGAATGTCACATGCTCCAGCACGCTTTCATGCCCGGAGGCAAGGGCAGCACGGAGCGATCGGGCGGGATCGCCGGACGCCGTACAGACCGCCGATGCCTGTCCGCACAGGTTGGCGGCGTTCATGGTGTGGTTCAGAAGAATTACCTTCACGCAGGAGTCTCCTTTCCGAGCATCTGCTCTGTCGCTTTGGTGTAGAAGAGTCTGGCAACCTCAAATCCATAACTGGGCCTGCCCAGTTCCCTGGCGGCGCGAAGCGTGCTACCGCTGCCGGCGCAGGGATCGATGACCACATCGCCGGGATCGGTGAATATCTCGATGAGTCGCTTTAGCACGGCAATGGGTTTCTGGGAGGGATGAATCCGTGGATACTCCTTGCTATCACGCTTCCACTCAAACCAGTTTTTGACCATGCGTCGCTGACCATCGGCATCAGTATTGCGGAATTTGGGCAATTTGTCCCTGTACAGAACCAGCGCATATTCCGTCGCGCCGACCACCTTCATGTTCGCCTTCAGCACCTGCGGCGACGTGGACTTGATGAACACCAGCGGAATGTAGTGCCTGAACCCGTATTTCTCCGCCTCCGCAATCACCTGGGGAATCTGCTGGAACGAGCAGAATACGATCATGCACGGCGCATCCTTTTCGCCCTTCGAGGGCTCAGGTTTGAGCAGCCGGTTTCCGAAGGCGAAGAAATCAGCGATATTGAAGGCATAGTCCGTATGGAAGGCAGCCTTATGTGCCTTGTCGCTTTCGCCTTTGGAATTGTCCCCGTCCACATACCAGTCCGGACGCGAGGCGTAGAACTGGCCGCCGATATTATAAGGAATATCTGCGATCATCAGCTGCGCCCGCGGAATGTTGTAGGATCGCGCATTCTGAAAATGATCATGGATTAGTTCGCATTTTACATCAGTCATGGACAGCCTCCGTTTCAAAGGTCACCACCTCATCCATGCGGAGCTTCTGACCGTTGCGAATGCAGAACACATTGTCGTATTTGCCTCCCTGCCACTCGCAGAAGCGCTTCACGATGCAATCGACGAACTTGGGATCCAGCTCAATTCCTCGACAGATACGTTCCGTTTCACTGCAGGCGATCAGGGTAGAGCCGCTCCCCAGGAAGGGGTCAAGCACGATGCCATTGGTCATGGTGCTGTTCTTGATAGGATAGGCCATCAGGGTGACAGGCTTGGTCGTCGGATGCAGCGGACTGCTCTTCGGTTTGTCGTACTCCCATACCGTTGTCTGCTTGCGATCCGAATACCATAGGTGCTTGCCCTTCTGCTTCCACCCGTACAGGCAGGGCTCGTGAATCCACTGGTACGGGCTGCGCCCAAGCACCAGGCTGTTCTTCTTCCAGATGCAACATCCCGACAGGTAGAAGCCCGCGTCTTTGAACGCTTTTCGGAAGTTCAAGCCTTCCGTATCAGCATGCCACACATAGATACTTCCGTCGTCAGCAAGGTTGGCATGCATACAACGGTAGGCAGACAGCAGGAAATTGTAGAATTCCTCGTCGCCCATGTTGTCGTTCATGATCTTGCCGGCGGTCTCTTCCACATCGACGTTATATGGAGGATCCGTCAGCACCAGGTTTGCCTTCATACCGTCCATCAGACGGGAATAGACCTCTTCACCGGTGCTGTCCCCACAGATGACGCGATGATTCCCCAGGAGCCAGAGGTCGCCGTGCTGCGAGAAGACAGGCTGCTTCAGCTCCTTGTCAACGTCGAAACCGTCCTCCTTGACATCCTTGTCGTAGAGCCTGCTGCACAACGCGGCGATCTCGTCCTTTTCAAAGCCGGTCAGATCGGTGTTGAACTGCACGACGTCCAGGTCTTTCAGCAGCGCCGCGAGCATTTCATCGTCCCACTGGCCCGTGATCTTGTTGAGCGCGATGTTCAGCGCTTTCTCGCGGGTCTTATCTACATCCACGACAGCACAGGGCACCTCGGTATAGCCCAGGTCAATGGCCACTGTCAGCCGCTGATGGCCGCCTATGATCGTCATGTCGGCGTTCACCACCAGCGGATCGGCAAAGCCGAATTCCTCAATGGACGCCTTGATCTTCTTGTACTCCTTATCCCCAGGCTTCAGCTTTTTCCGGGGATTGTACTCTGCCGGCTTGAGTACAGATACCGGCAGGACTTTCAATTCCGCAGCTTTCATCTGCCACCTCCATAGAAGCGCATGACCCCGGACATCGGAACAAAGAAGGAGCCGAGGTTGAACCCCAGCTCCGCTTCATCTTCGCCTTCCGGGCATGCATCAATCAGTTTGCACCATTCAGCACTCCGGCCGTTGATGCTGGCCAGCACCTTGTCTTCTCCGTAGTCGATGGCGTGTACAAGCACCGCACCTGTATTGCAGATGGGATATACGCCGATCACCGAAGAGAGATCTACTATCGCGTTTTCCATACGCCCTCCGATACGAAGAAATTACTCATCCCGCAGCGGCGCTGCGGCGGTAATCCCGCAAATAAGCAGGGCTACCGCAACCAGCAGCACAGGCCAATGCGAAGTCAGAAACATGTCAACGCGAGCAACGGCAACCATGATTCTTTGCTCTACGCTCATATGCCCTCCATGATCTGGTCACCTGACCAGCCTGCCGTACTTGCCGGAAACCCAGGCGGCGCCGCCCTTGTAGACGATCTTCAGCCATCCGTGCTCGGATGTCTCCCCGGCATAGTTATAGGCATCACCCTTGTGCGCGACGCCGAGAATCTTTCCGGCGGTATTGCTGTCCGCACGGACATAGCAATTGCCGCCCTCGATCTTTACGACGCCGGGATTCTCCACAGGGGAATCCAATGCAACCAGCGCGGCTTCATAGGCTGCCAGCGCCGCTGCGTCGAATCTGCCACTGGCATCCAGCCCGTGATCCTTCTGGAACTGCTTCACAGCCATCTCGGTCTGATCGCCGAAATCGCCGTCCGCTCCCCAACGGCCCAAGTCATAGCCCAGGCGGATCAATCCGGTCTGCATTTCCTTCACATCGCCGCCCTCGGTGCCGTTCTTCAACACACGGCTGCCCAGGGTCTGGGTTTCAACAACCTCAGCGATGTCCTCGGGAGAAACGTTGTCCGAGTAGTCGTAATACTTGTCCATATAGCCCCAGAAGTTGGGCTTGCGGGACAGCAGCTTGGCCTTTACGACACCATACATGACGCCTCGGGCTTCGATGATATACCAGTCGCCCTCAGGATGCCCCTCCTTGACTGGCTTCCACAGGTACCCGACATGATGGATGGAGCTGGCGCCGCTGTTCGACCAGAATACTGCTGCGCCGGGAACGCGCTTGTTGGCGGGAATGATGCCCTTGCCCTTGACGGAACACCAGTTGGCGTAGATGTAGCGCGCCTTGGTGTTGACGCAGGTGCCGGAGAAAATCTCATAGATGCCCTCTGCCATGCCTGCGCAGTCCCACACGCGGGTACACTTCTTCCGCCACTTGAGGGCTTGCGTGCGCTGTGCACCGGAATACTGGGTGTAATACCAGCCCGTCTCCTTCCAGGAACTCTTCACATCGGTCTTATTCAGATCCAGATATCCCGTCCTGGGATTCTGGCCATAGCTGCCCATGATGTAACCATCTCCGCGGTTCAGCGCGGCAGCCAATTCATTGATGAACTGCTTCGTCGGCATTCTCTTTGCCATAATCATTCCTCCTGCTGCTTTGCAGCCTCTGTCTGTTTCCAGAGAACGCAAACACCCGCCTCCAGCGAAGCGGGCACATTGATGACTCTCTGGTTACGGGAACCGCGGAAAGCGAGCGAGATGTCCCGCTCGTCCTCCACAAACATGCCGTCTACGATGACATCGATCAGTGGAAGCAGTGGCGAGTGAAGCAACGATTCAAAGGTGCACCCGGTATAGAGCCAGATGTTCTTCTCCGGAAACAGGGCCCTGATGCGCCGCAGGAAGGGCAGGAGGGCTTCCTGATTCTCCGGCTCCATTGGGTCGCCACCGAGAATAGAAATGCCCTGTATCCACGACGGACGCAGGGCGGTAATGATCTCCTTCTCGGCTTCCGCTGTAAACGGCTCTCCGTAGTCAAAGTCCCATGTCTCCGGCTGAAAGCAGCCAGGGCAGTGATTCCTGCAACCGGAGACGAACAGGGAGACGCGGACGCCGGGACCGTTTGCAATATCCGTTTTCTTGATTCCGCAGTAATTCACAGGTGGAGCACCCTCTCCGCGATCTCTTGTGTTCTGCCCTGATTGAAGTAGTTGGTACCCAGATAGCCGCAGACGCGCCGGCACACATTCATCGTGCGCTCGTCCCTGTTACCGCAGTTCGGGCACTCCCAGACGAGTTTGCCATCCTCCTCGACGATTTTGATCTCGCCATCATACCCGCAGGCCTGGCAGTAGTCGCTCTTTGTGTTCAGCTCCGCATACATGATGTTGTCGTAGATGAACCGCATGACGGCCAGCACCGCTGGGATGTTGTTCTGCATGTTGGGAACTTCCACATAGGAGATCGCTCCGCCGGGCGAGAGTGCCTGGAACTCCGCCTCGAAGCCCAGCTTGCTGAAGGCATCAATCTCCTCGGTCACATGGACATGATAGGAATTAGTAATGTAGTTCTTGTCCGTGACGTGGGGAATGACGCCGAAGCGCCTCTGCAGGCACTGGGCAAACTTGTAGGTCGTGCTCTCCATGGGCGTTCCGTACAGGCTGAAGCTGATGTTCGTCATGCCGCGCCAGGTCAGACACTTGTCGTTCAGGAACCGCATCACCGCGATGGCGAAGTCGTGGCCTGCCGGATCGGTATGGCTGACGCCCTTCATCCTGTAGACACATTCGCATAGGCCGGCATAGCCCAGGCTGATGGTGCTATAATTGTCATACAGCAGCCGGTTGATCTTCTCTCCCTTGGCGAGACGGCTGATTGCGCCATACTGCCACAGGATCGGGGCGACGTCCGAGGGCGTGCCCTTCAGCGTGTTGTGACGAATCATGAGTGCCTTGAAGCACAGTTCGCACCGATCATTGAGCAGCTGCCAGAACTTTACTTCATCACCCATCGCGCTACAGGCCGCATCAACGAGATTGATGGTGACGGCGCCCTGATTGAAGCGGCCGTAATACTTGTGGCTCCCGTCCGGGTTCATGCCCTCCGTATCAGGCGTGAGGAAAGCCCGGCAGCCCATGCAGGTATACACGTCGCCTTTGAGCTGCTTCATCACTTTTGCGCTGATGTAGTCCGGCACCATGCGCTTCGCGGTGCATTTCGCCGCCAGCTCCGTCAGATACCAGTAGGGGCTGTCCGGCGTGATGTTGTTCTCGTCCAGCACGTAGATCAGCTTTGGGAATGCCGGAGACACCCATACACCCACTTCGTTCTTGATACCCTCGTGCCGCTGCTTTAGCGTCTCCTCAATGATCAGCGCCAGATCGTCCCTGGTCTGTCCCTCGGGCACTTCGTCCAGATACATGAACACGGAAACGAAAGGCGTCTGCCCGTTGGTGGTCAGCAGCGTCTGGATCTGATACTGGATAGTCTGGATACCGCGCTCCACTTCCTTGGTGACGCGCATTTCCGCCATGTGGTTGGTCTCCTCCTCCGAGCAGTCCTTGCCGATGGCCTCCATCTCCGCATGGATTTCTTGACGGAACTTCTGCCTGGACACTTCCACGAACGGCGCGAGGTGCGCCAGGGAAATGGTCTGGCCGCCGTAGGTGTTGCTGGCGACCTGCGCGATGATCTGCGTGGCAATGTTGCATGCGGTCGAAAAGCTGTGGGGCTTCTCGATCAGAGTATCAGTGATGACCGTCCCGTTCTGGAGCATGTCTTCCAGATTCACCAGTTCGCAATTGCTGATCGGCCCGGACACATAGCCCATGTCGTGGATGTGGATGATGCCTTCGTCATGGGCTCTGACCACATCCTCGGGGAAGATGTAGCGCCGGCAGATATCCTCGCTGACCTCCGATGCCAGGTAGTCGCGCATGGTGCTGTTGATGACAGGATCCTTGTTCGCGTTTTCCTGCCTCGCCAGTTCGTTGTCGTGGCGCAGGAGAGACAGGATCTTTGCATCCGTACTGTTCTGCTTCCGCAAAAGCTCATGACGGAGCCGATAATCGGAATAGTGTCGGGCGAGCCTGTGGGCCTCAGCCTGATCCAGCTCATCGATCACCATGTCCTGGATCTCTTCAACCGTGACACTGCGGCCCGCGGCCTCGATTCTCTTCTCGATCCTGCCAATAACAAAACCGACCATCGTGTCCGACAGCCTGTCCCGTTCCGCCACCTCCGCGTTTGCGGCTTCGATGGCGTTCTTTATCTTGCTGTAATCATAGGGGACTTCGCGCCCGTCCCTCTTGATGATTCTCATATCTCTATCCCCTCCAGTTCTTTCGGATCCATACGGTTCCGGGCTTCACTCAACATTCGCCGACAGGTTTTCCCAACTATCTGTCGGCACTGTGTATTCAGCCTTCTGACTATGATGGCCTGCTCATCCTCCGTCATCGGCAGATCCTTCGTTTTCCCATATTCGTCCATGTACCAGACGCACACCTCAAGGCTGTCCGCAGGCCTATTGTTGATTTCGGTCCAAAAACTCAGATGGCCGAGGTAATCGCGCCATTCCAGGACATCCCAAACATTTGTGATATCGTCTTTCATTTGGGCTATCTCAGGGTCATCCTCAACCTTCATAAACAGAAAGGGACTGTCATACAGCTTGAGCGTAACGGTTGAAAAACAGCAATGGTTCCTGTCACGGGTACGCCCATAGATTGGCTGGACGCGCGGGTTAAGCTGAACAGAATCGTGATTATGAATGCTAATCATAGTTCCTCCCTCATCCGTTTCTCAGCTTCCGCAAGCAGTTCCTCGCAGGACTTCCCTTCGTACTTGCGGCACTGCTCGTCAAGCCGGTTGTAAACCACCTCCTGCTCTTCGGTGGTCAAGTCGATGGTGTACAGATCCTCGCTGTCCTCCGAATCCGCATTGACCACGACGAACTCAAGACAGGAATCCATGTGGTTTTCCGTATGCCCGTTCAATCCGGCGTAGAAATCGTACCAGCCCTCATTGTCACAGGTGTCGTCATCATATTCATCCATCGGGTGCATCGGCTTAAAGCCCAGCTCCTTGCGGATGCGATCCGCGATCTGTATCAGGCCGTTGGTCGCCAGCAGTTCAAAGGTCACCGTCGCAAAGCGCGCCGGGTAACACAGGCAGCACTGATCGTCACCGAACATGATCTCGGTGTGCGGATCGATGAAGATTTCTTCCCGCGCAAATCCCTCAATCAACGTCATAAGCGCTCCTCCTGCCATTGGCACTTCCGCCCAATCATCTCCTGGATCTCATGGGTGCGGATATTGTAGATCTCCTGAATCTGCTCCATGCAGATGAGGACATCGGCCATCTCTTCCACCAGGTTGAAGCGCGCATCTTTGTCGTTTACCCCGGCTTCCCGCGCACGGTTCATCTTGCTGATCGCCTGGATCAGCTCGGCACATTCCTCCATATGAACCATGGCCTGCGCCGTTAGGCCATACCTAGCGATGACCTTTCCCTGAGCGGGAATATCAACCTTCATCCGATTTCTTCCTTTCCGTCGCCCTGCCTCTGTTTGCACAGGCACGGCTACAGTATTTTCGAGGATGCCCATATTCGCGGGCAGCCGTGAACGCCTTGCCGCATTGAGGGCATATGGCCGTTCGCGTCGTCGTCCAGTTCGCCATGTTGGGGTGCTTATGATGATAGCGCCCGCGGCACTTTTCGGAGCAGAACCGCTTTGGCCGACCGCGCCCTTTCGTCTCAAAGACCTCTCCGCACGCCGGACAAACCCTGACATTGGGCTGGGCCAGATAGGAATAACTGTTCCGTTTCCGGGCATTCATCAGCACCAGGAGTCTGGACAGTTCTTCCTCGTTTCTGACCTCGATCATGGGGCTACTCCTTTACGGTGAATTGTTCATGTTGCGCCGGAAATCAGTTCTGGCACAAGGAAAATCTCAAAAAGTACCCGATATTCGTGGTAATTCGTATGCAATATGACCGGCTCTTTTACTTACTTCTGATTCAACGGCTGATACCGAATAATCCCTGCCCGCAAGGATTCAGCGTAGCTCTGGGCATCGCCTCCTCAACGGCGCATAAGACCCATATTGCGTCGAAAATGCCGGCGTTTTAATTCGCGGTTTTTTACGCGACAGGGGCCGACGGTCTTGGTGGACTTCGCCGTAGAGAAGTGAACCACCCCCGGCCCGGTGCGCTGTTGGCGCAGGCCCCGCCCGGCGCGCTGTGCTACTGGACCTGCCTGGCGGTCGTGCGTGCGTCCGTGGCGAGCAGTGTGTTGAGGCGTAGGAGGCGGTGCCCCCAGCGAGCAGGGTCCAAGGCGAGCCTGTCCGCCCAGCAGATGTGGAAGCCCGCGCCGTGCTGACGCTTGACGGAGTTGCACACGCGATGCGCCAGCTGACAGTTGTCGTAGCTGTGGCTGCCGCCCTGCTCCAGCGGGACAATGTGATCCTTCGTCCGCGACCAGCCATCGTTCTTGTCACAGTGCAGCGGCACAGGAAGACCGCACACAGAGCAGATCCCGTTCGCTCTCCGATATACCTCGGCAACGCTCAGGTGATCATCCTTCTGGTCGTGCGTCATGTTCCTGCGACGGCGGCGCTTCGCCTGTTCCCTGTCCCGGATCGCTCTGCGACGGCATTCGTCACAGCAATAAACCGTGTTGTGCCTGTTCGCTGTGAACGCCGACTCGCAGACCGGACATACGCGCTGATACTCCATGGTCTTCCTCCAAATAAAAAGAGCGTCGTTTCCGACGCACTCAGTAGTGGTACTCCTGGTCGTGATCCTCGTTCCTGGTCTTCACATCGTGGTGGCGCTTACACAGTGGCTGCCAGTTGGCTTCATCCCAGAACAGCCGAGCATCCCCGCGATGCGGTGTAATATGGTCCACAACCGTAGCGCGTTCATACCGGCCCTCTGCCATGCAACGCACACACAGCGGGTGCGCTTCCAGGAAGCGCTTGCTGGCCTTCTGCCATTTGCCCCCATATCCACGGCTGGTGGCAGAGCGCGATTCTTCCGTATGGAGCAGCTTGTGCTTGGCGCAGTATTTCGTTCCATACGCCACCAGCTCCGGGCAACCGGGATGACGACAGGGTATTCTGCTCCTGTAAGGCATTCCTGTTCTCCCCAAGAATTAACAATAAAGGTGTCATATCCAATAATGCCGGCGCATATCCTATAATGATCAGGCGAAGGCCTGACACGAAACGGAGGTGCGTCGGCATATGGACATGAAGGAAATCATGGCGATCGTAGCGGAGAATCATGGGCAAAGTCTCGAAGAACTGGCAACAGAAATCGAATCGCTTTATCGTACAGCTGGGCAATACGCCGATATCACGGCAGACCGTTTCCTGAAGGCGCTGACGGCACGAATACTACTACAGGCTGGGCAGCAAGCTCAGTTACCCGCCAATTCGCGGATTGCCTCCCAGGAAAGTTGCAGGTCGGTTCGTCCAAAGTGTCCATATGAAGATACGGCGTTATAATCCACATCCAGCAGATGTAGGCTGTCGATGATGCCCTTGGGGGTGAGGTCGTAACTGGCCTTCACATAATCCTCGATCTCGGCAGCGCTGACATAGCCCGTTCCAAAAGTCTCCACGTTGACGGAGACTGGCTGCGCCACGCCGATGGCGTAGGCGATCTGCACTTCGCATTTATCGGCGTATCCGGCCAGCACGATATCCCGCGCAATCTTGCGC